CCCACCATGCTCCTGACTTGGCTTGTCGCATTTGCTCATCACCAAGATCACTGAGACTAATAAGAGCAGACCTACGAACACCACCAACCACCACGACTTCTGCTGTTTTTGTAACAATGTCGTGACACTCAATTGGTCTGAGTTTTCTTCCTTTTGCATTTTCAAATATCTTACAAGTATAAAGAAATAATTTGTTAAGGGGATCAGGTCCACTTGCTCTCCCACCAAAAGTTTTAAGTACTTCTCCTGCCTTACGCACCTTGCTTAAGTCCCAGGTAGGAATTAGTCCTGCGTAGAGTAAACTAATTAACTCACGGAATGCCTTAGCCCACCCTAGTTTACTATCACGTACATCGATGCGAGTATCAGTAGGGTGTAACTCATTAGGTACCATAGGTAACTGAGATGTGTACTTCTCTTCGACTGAATAACCTACTCCAGTTCCATTCATAAGTATGTACAACAACTCATCAAAAGACCTAAGAGAATCAATTGGTAAGTATGAACAATTATATCCTGCAATGTTTTCCTTTTCTAAAGCAGGACCAGCAGTCATTAAACACCGCATACTAGGCATGACTTCTAAGTTAAGTACTGCTTTCTCTAGTTCTTCTAAAGTAGTAACATCAATAGCATAACCACTATGGTTCCTAAGATGGGTAATGAAAAAATCAAAATACCTTCCCACTGTTTCTTCCCAAGTCTCTCTCCTTTTTTGTTCATAGTCCCATCTAGAGTATCGTGATAAGTGAATGTATTCTTGGTACTGCGTAGGTAGGTTACTCATTAGCTTGCTCCCTCACGATTAGACGATTGAGATAAACCTGTGCTTTATATAAATCATTAAGCCCACCTTTATGTGGGTACCTCGATACGTATTTAATTATGTTCCCTTCTAGGAAATCCATTTCGTTTTCGATTATGTAATCCAAGGGTTGAATACCAAACCCATCGGTGTAGTGTTTAGGATTCTCAAATTCATTATCACTCATTCTCTGGACTCCAATAGATAGGTTCACCCATTACATATTCACCATGCCTAAGTATCCTCGCCATCCTCGCATTAAGTAACGCATCATCTTCATCTAATCCTGCATTCTTATAAGTAGAGGTAATAGCATTCCAAACGTGCTTAGGATCAAAACCAAAGTCTTCACATTCTCCCAAAATTTTTTCCGCCTTTTTTGGGCCGATGCCTGGACAACCTTGGTAGTTATCAACTGTGTCACCAGTTAATGTTTGCTTGTAGAAAAGATAGTTAGCAGTGTGCTCATCTTGTTCCCATAACACTTGGTTCTTTATGTCCCAATGGTTACCAGGAATTGTTAATAAGTCTTTGTCTTCACTAACTACTATCTTCTCATTACCATTATCGTATGTAGCTAAGATTCCTATGACATCATCTGCTTCTAACCAAGGTTGGATTTCGTACTCGTAAGTTTCCATTACGTACTTCTTAGCAGGTACAAAACAAACTGGTTTCCTCGTAGATTTTCTATTGAGTTTATATTGAGGGTTAATGAGTTTTCTAAAGTTATTCTGATGTGATATACACATCGTTACTTTAGTGGCATTGGTCTTCTCTTTAATGTTATTAACATAGTCATCTATGTCACACTTGACTTTCGCCATGTCACAATGGAGAGACCATAAATCACCTTCCCAATTAATAGGTACTTCATTTGCAGTAGTAGCTTTGTATATTGCTATGTCTGCATCTATGAGGAGTTGAGTAGTCATATAGGTCTATACTCGTAGGTTTGAGGATTGTTGAGATCGTATTTGTATTCAGGGTATTGAGAGAAAGTTACACATGTTCTCTGTTTAATTTTCCTGAACGGAATTACGTACACATGTGGAAACTTACAGGCACAAAGATAGTCAAAATCTTTTTCTTCATAGTATTCAATTTCTTTCCTATCTCCGTGGTAGTTTAAGTTTTTATGTAAATTAACTTTTTTTGATTCACCAATCGGTTTAGTTTTAACCTGAAGTTTTTTAAATGTACCATCTCTCTCAACCACTAAATCATAAACACTATGAGCATGAACAGGTTGAAGTACATTGTATTGCCACATACCAAATAAGTAGCAAACTAGATGTTCTCCTGCTTGTCCTAAAAATAGTTTACCTCTATGTATATTAGTGGGTGTCTGCCCAATTTCTTCCTCCTCTATACTCTCCTGTGAGTGGGATTCTGAATCCGTAATATTCTCCAGAAAGCTCAATTGCTTGAACTGCGATTCGTCCGATACTATCGACATGCTCGTCCTTTACCATGAGTTGTACTTCATCATGCACAAATGCCACCTGTGCATAGTCATGTCCGTAAGAGTATCCTTCTGCTTCCAACATATCGTGTAGCAATACGACCCATCGTTTACATATAATTGCACCTGCACTCTGTAGTAATGTATTGAGTGCTGCATGTGCGGATCGAACAGGAACTCTCCTACCATCTAACCCACGTACAAACCCATGTTTGTTTGCTTTATCTTGGACTTGTTCACGTAGTTTCCTCAACGCAGGTATTTTCTTTAGGAACTTTTCCTTTAATCGTTTACCTTCCGTTGCCCCTTTACCAATGATCTGACCGATTTTCTGGTCTCCTGCGCCATACAAGAACCCATAAATATAAGTCTTCGCTTGGTCTCTTGTAGCGAGTCCAGCAGCTTCTTGATTGGCAGTATGAATATCACCCTCAAGTAGGATCTTGCCGTATGCACCATCGTCATAACGAGCCATATAGTGAGCCAAGCAACGCAGTTCAAGCCCAGAGACATCAATACCCAGAAGGGAAAATCCTGGATCTGTCGTAAAAAGTTCTCGACACTGCTTCCCAAAGGGTGCTTTAGTGCTCGGAACTTGAGCGAGGTTCGGATGCGAATGAGAGCAACGACTTGTGACTGACCCCATACAGTTAACTGACCCATGCAGTCTCCCATCTTTCTCTAGTTTCAACCATGCTTCGTTACCTTCTGCTAGTTGTCCTAATCGTTTGGAGATCATTAGGTACTCACTCATTAGTTCCGCTTCGGGATACTTAAGTTTACCGAGTACCTTTTCATCTATCTTTGGTTCACCACTAGGAGTAAACTCCTTTGGTTTCCATCCGTGTATATCCTTGAGTCTCTTGGCTATATGTTGCCGAGAGTTAGGGTTAAACTCTACGATCTTTATTTTATGATAGAGTCCTTTCTTTCTCTCCCCTTCATCCACAACCCACGAACCAAATGCCTCAACTAAATCTTTGTTGAGTTGTACATTACGATCTGTGAGTTCTTTGTATAGTTCTAATGCCTTAGGAACATCAAAGGGAAACCCGAAGTTCTCTTGCTCATAACATATCTTGGATACGCTATGCTCAAGTTCTAAGGAGTCAGGACTATAGTGTTTGTGATGACTAGTCAGGTGACCATGAAGTTTCTCAGTGAGAGATACATCACGTTTACAGTACTCAATCATCTCATCACTTAAGTGTTCCCATGCTCCTTCTTGTTCACCATAGTCACCCTTGAAGAATGAGAGTCGATGACCCCATGCCTTGAGTGCATGTGACCCATACATCTTTGAGTCCATTGCTCGTGCATCGAAGTCTTTTGCTCTCAAGTCTGGAAATGTGAGTCTCGATAGGATCAAGGTGTCGGTGTATGAAGTAGGACAAAACCCATAGAGTTTATCTAAGACACGAAAGTCAAACCCTAAGAGGTTATGTCCAATAAGATGTTGATCCTTAAGGAACGAGAGTGAATCTTTTATCTCATCACCAGTGACAACAGTTACCTCTCCATCACATGAATAAACTAAACAGTGAACCTTGGTTACTTCATCCAAGAGTCCATCTGTTTCAATGTCTACATAGACTTGCTTCGGTGGTTGTCGCATACGTTCTCTCTATGGAGTAACTCAATTTTTAAACCTAAGGTGTTAATCAAATCATGACCATACCTTACGTTAGAGGACATGTACCTCATCTCTCTTATGAAATAAATATTTAGGAGAAGAGAACTTAGTACACACATGAAGAACACTATGAACACAACGAGTGTGACATCAAAAGTCCTGGTCATTCTCTTCTTCCTCGGTGAGTTGGGTTTCACTCAATCTCCCTGTCTCCTTGGAGTAGAAGAGATGAGTAGCTATACCTGTTTCACCTGTCCATCGGTTCTTCAAGACACGTAGCGTAGTCATGTCAGGATTGTCTCCTTGCTGATCTCTCTCACAACCGAACACTTGATCACTCAGTTGTGCTATGGCATGTGAACCACGCAGTTGAGAGAGACTAGTCTTGACTCCTTCCTCATGTCCTTTGTCACCACTCGGTCTACGTAAGTGAGACACTAGTATCAAACCACACTGGACTTCTTCACATAGGGATCTCAGTTTAGTCATGGCAACATCGATCATCCTACGTTCATCACCACCTTCGATACCTGAGATCACAATAGATATATGATCGAGGATGATGTACTCACAACCGAGTGCCCTCACCATGTACTTGATCTTACCTAGTAGGTTCTCGATCTCGGTGGAACCCCAATGGTCATAGAAGTATAAGTTCCCTGTGCCTAAGGTATTATCAAACCCTTCCTTGAGTTCCTCTTGATCTACCTTCTCATTGAGGTGAACTGGTTTGTTTAAGTACAATCCAACAAACCCTAAGGCACTCCGTTTGTTAGATTCTTCTAAGGCAATGTAACCTACCTTCTTGTCTTGAAGCATGAAGTGGTAAGCTATCTCCCTACATATCAAGGACTTCCCAATCCCTGACCCTGCGGTAATCGTAACTATCTCACCTCTCCTACATCCCTTGGTCATATCATTGAGACCACTATAAGGATAATCACATGCTTCCCTTGAGTCTTCATTGGAGATTAAGTCCCATAAATCTCTACCATCTACAATCCCATCAGGACGAAAGACTTTTGCACCCCAGATAGCATCGATAATCTCTGAGTTTCTACCCTTCACGAGACACTCATTGGCATCCTTGAGTGGTAGCTTTGCTATCTTTGCTTTACCTGGGGTGAACAAGGGAACACATTCGTCCAAGGCTTTACGACCTGCATCGTCTTGGTCGAACATGAGGATCACACTATCGAATTGCTCAAGCCACTCTAAGTCCTGAGCGATAGCTTTACGTGCTCCTGCTGATCCTGTTGGTACTGAAACCACAGGCCATTTGTTCCCTTGTGCCTGTGATACCGAGAGTGCATCCAATTCCCCCTCAGTTATCACAATCATTTTCCCTCCATCTCTCCAGAGATGTTTACCATAGAGACCACAAGACTTTGTATCTCCAATGAACAAGAAATCCTTATTTGGAAATCTAATCTTCTGAGCTTTGATGGTGCCTTGATCGTTACGATAGTTTGCGATCTGAACTTTCTTACCTTTGTAGTCACCTACTTGGTAACTCCAATGGTCTACAGTTGCCTGACTAATACTTCTCTTATTTAAGGGAACACATTCCCCTTGTACAAATTCCATACTTGTCACCTCTTTCTCTATTCCTTCGTAATAACCACAACCAAAGCACCACGCATGTCCATCGGTGTATCTCGCTAAGTTATCTTTAGATCCACACTTGGGACATGGTTCATGTGCTATGAACTCACTCGTCTGATTCCTCATCTTCTGCGATGTGATCGAAGTCAACTCCTTCTGAAGTAATTCCTGATCCATCTTCATAGACAGCAGCTACTTCATTCACGTAGGAGAATCCAGATGCTCTCAAGAAGTTACTAAACTCAAAGAGAACATCCATTAAATATGACCCTTCAAATGATACTGTTACTTCTTGAAGTGGTCCTTCATTCTGTGATGAGAATGAATAAAGTGTTTCTGGTCTTTCGTCTTCCATTATTTTTTCTTAGGTTTTTGTTTGCGTATCCACTCCTTAGGTATTTCTTTTTCTGCATACAGAAAGTCATACTTCTCACACCACTCTTGGCATGTCATCTGACTCCCTTGAACACGAGAACTGAGCCTCAAGAACACGAACCTAATATCAAGATCAGGATGTTGATTCTTGATTGCTCTATGTTTTCGTTGATCAGCAGATCGGAAGTAACCTTTAGCTTCAATGTAGATTCCATTCTCTAGTATGAAGTCAGGTTTGTAGGTACGTTCAACGATGTACGAAACTGTCTCAGTCTCATAACCGAAGGGAACCTTACGGACACTCAAGGTATCCGCAATGGTTTCCTCAAATTTACTTCTATATTTAGAAGTCTCCTTCTTCTTCGGTGACTTCTTCTTTGGTTTCCTCATTTATAGGCTTGACACTATCAACAGCGAAGCCTCCCTCGACTGCTTCAAACCCAGTGTTAGCATACTCTTTGAGGTCTATCACTTGGACTGCTACGAGATCCAATGAGCACCCTGCGTTAGGTGGTTTCGGACCCCAAGGTCTAGTGTTATAAGAAACCTTGACTATACTTCCATTACCAATGGATACAGTAGAGTCAACTGGTTGAAGGTTGGCATCGACTACTGCAATAGATGGTACTCTAGTACTACCATCCTTCATGCGTATCTCTGCTTTCTGTTTGAACCTGATCTTCACAAAGTCACCTTCGACTTTATAAGGAATAGATCCTCTCGACTTCTTGTCGTGCATCGACTCATCTTTCTCAATGACTTCATCGACCTGAGCCATGATGGTCTTTGCTTCTTCCAGAGGTAAGGTCAACGTGATGTTGAAGTTACCTGGGGTACCGAAGTGAGTATCTGGTTTGAACAAGTGGGGCCACTCACATGGCCCTTTGGGAGTCACATTCATCTTCACCTTTGATATTGGTTAATGATAAATTGAACATCGATGCCTTCCTCTAAGAGTCTTGCATGGATGTCCGTGGGTACTGGGAGTCCTTGCTTAAGGAACCTCAGTAACTTTCGATAGTCTTGATTCATTACTAATGTTTAGCTTTCGGTCAGTCTGTCGATACGGTCCATTAGATCCACATGTGTATTAATTTAGGCAAAGAAATAGGTAGCACCTATCACTGAATCTATATCCAGGTTTCCTCGCTCAGGTGGATCAGGCATTGGGAGTCCAACAGATTCCTCTGCATCTCCTCTAAAGTTAGTGATAACATCGTTCTCCTTGTACATCTCAACAAATGCTTTTCTCAAAGCATGTGCCATATCGGGTACATATCTAGCGTGAACACCATAGGAATCGTGTATCATAGAGTAGTCCTTTATTCCGTGTATATTACACTTGTGGATAGAATAGGTTAAATGACTAGCATCTAAGGAGTGTACAAAATTAGGAGCACTACCATTCCTATTACGGAAGCCATCCATTTTGGAACCATGATCTCTCACCCTCGGTTTAACTAAGGTACCGTCTATGAATGTAGTGATACGTAATTCTTTAAAGGAAAAATATTCTTGGTGAACTACAAACTGAGTTGGTGTAGTCCAAACCAAAGGTTTATCATCCTTAGCTACAATAGAAGAACAATCTTGAATCCACTTCATGCACTCACGAGCACCGATTACGATCTCACCTATTGCTTCCCATAATATCTGGGATAACCAGAAACTAGGTAAGAACATATCGAAATCTTCCTGTGCCCAAGGGTTAGGTGCTCCTGAATTAAACTCATCTCTCATGTATTGAAGCACATACCCACGGCATGAGTGTCTAGTACCTCCGTATGGCACGACCATCACTGGTCTCTTGCAGAGTTTTCGGTTGATAAACCCTGAGTCTCTCCATTGAATTGCCATACGTTCTCCACCCTCTGCCAATGCTTCCACCTTCTTGAGTACCAAGTCTGCTACATCTTGATAGATGTCTTGAGGGGTATCAGATGGTAAGAGGTTAGTAGCCTTACCACCGATGGGATCTCTGAGCATAGCTGAGAAGTTCTGGAGTCCATTGTTAGATCCATCTAACTGTACTGGTATCCGAGACTTGTACCCAAACCCTTGCTCTAAGAACTCATTCCACTCAAAGCAGAACGCTAAGAATAACCAAGGATCTTCCGCTTCGTTCCACCATACAAACGACAAGGGATCTTGAGCACTCGCTATGATCTGCTCTGCGTGGTCATCTACCCACTTGATACGATCCTCAAATGGTACCTTATCTATACCGAAACAATTGGCCCCATGTATCGCTAACCAATCTGCCTGTTCATCTGAGTCGATGGGTTCTCCCTTAGCAAAGAGGAGTAAACCCTTGGCATACTCTGGACCCTGAGGTGTGAGGAACGAGGACACTGTGTACTTCCTACCTCTGAAATCAGATTGGTAGACAAAGTGAAACTTATCGTACTCATCCATCTCTCTCGCCATCCCGATAGTCCTCACTAACTGAAGGACTTTAGAGAACCTACGAGCATTCTCGTTGTACACACTAGAAGCATCCGTCTTCCAGTTTAAGAACTCTCTCTGCATCTCTTCACTCATGTCCTTTTTCTGTACCCCAGGTGGGGCAGGACATGGTGGTATATCTAAAGGGTTTCGATTAGGTAATCCCTTCCAATTTATATGACTCTCCCACATCTTAGACATAACATCGAGAACCTTAGTATTCACACACCACTCGGTTTCTTGTAGAGAATTTATACACTCGTACTCCAAGGGCATATTGTGTGCTCTGAGACTCCTAAGGAAGTGTCTATTCTGAGTCTTAATCATGGGTAACTTAAATGTATAGTAACCCCCATCATCTATAGTTTCCCACCGCTTAGGTGTGGTAATCATAGGTAGATAGTTGGGTGCTAGTACTTGACCAAAGTTATTCACCTTCTCTATCCACTCTATTGTCTCCTTAGTAGCACACACTAGTATGTTCTTCTTCTTCCTACCATGAGTCATAGTTCTTACTTCAACTAATCCAGTAGTTTTAACTAGTATATCTAATAGTTTACTACCGATTAAATGATACTCCTGTGTACTAAAAGGTCTAGCATCCTCTACCTCTATGTACTTCTTACATCTCTTGATTAATCCATACCTACGATAGTGTCTCGATGCAGTATGCTTAGTCATCTTCTCCTGAAGAATCTTAAACATCTTACTATCCTTATCCTTCCACACCTGGAATTTAATTTCGTCCTCTATTATATGACCTAGTGATCTCGTTATAGCAACGAAGGATTGTACTGTGCTAATAGAATTAATCACTGTCTTGATAGTAAGGAATGCACTTAGTTGTGGGTCTAACATAGCTATCATAGGTGCTATCTTAAACCCTTGCTCTGCCTGTCCCTTACTAGCCTTCTTAATAAACTCATTGATACCCTCACTCACCTTATCAACCGAGTGTTTCATCAGCATGATGCCGTGCATAGTGGTACCCTCTTGACCCCTTGCTTTAGCCTTCTCTACTTCCTTGATGAACTTATCAATCCCACTCTTTCTCATGTGGTTTTCTAGCTCATACTCCTGCTCTAACAAACTCCTGTTGTCCACACCTTTGTCCACATTTGTGGAAATCATTGGCACATTATCCATCTATGTTTATTTCTATTTGATGTTCAACAATTGAGCTATACCAAGGCATTGCACCTTGTTTACACTAGTGGATATAGTACACTCAAGATCCTAAATCTTGCGTGTCTACCAATTCCACCACTCTCGCACTGTAATATCAAGCACTTACATATACAAGTTCTTGAATACTAGGCCACATTAGGCCACATCTTAGGCCACATGTGGTCCTCACAAAACTGCACATCTTATGCTTCGAGTTTATCAATGGCACTCCTTAAGTTTTGAGGTGCTAAATGTGAGTATCTCATGGTCATCTGTATGTCACGATGACCTAACAGTTCTTGTACCTCAGGTATAGGTACACCACGTTGCACTAACCTACTCGCAAACGTGTGTCTCGTATCATGAAACCTTAAGTCATGGAGACCTAAAGTATTCTTCATCCTATCCCATGCTGATCTAATCTGATGAACCTTCAAGGTAAAGATATGATCTGTACTTTTTTTATCGTACATCATCACACTTAGTTGACCATCTATTCTCTTGGTCATCGGGATAGACCTCGGTAAGTTTGCCTTGGTCTCCCATATATGTATCTTACCGAGACTAATATCCCCTACCCTCAGGTTCAATAGTTCTGATCTACGCATACCAGTATCCACTGCTACTGTGAATAGTTGTGCCATCTGAATAGCACCACCTACCGCAACAAAGTGTTTACGAATATCACTCTCCTCCCTCTCAGTTATCCATCGGATCTTACCATTGTCCTCTTGTTGAAGAGGGATCTTAGGTAATGAAGTTAAATACCCACAATCCTGGGCATGATGTAGTATCTTACTAATACAACATAGCCTACGATTTATAGTGGAGTTTTTCTTTCCCGATGCACGAGAATCAAGCATGTATTTAGTAAGGGTTTCAGTATTAATAGATGATACTAAAGTCTTACTACCTAAATGATCACACACCATGTTTACATTATAGAGCATAACCTTACGTGACCTACCATTAGCCCAATAAGTTTTGTATGTCTCATCACCCGCTTTCCTCAAGGTCCACTCACCTTGACTCGCAGCTTTAGTTTCGATAGGCATACCAATAGACATGTGGTACTTAGCCATAGCCTCCCAAGACTCAGCTTCAGCACGAGACTTGAATGACTTACGATACCTATCCTTACCCTTCCTTACATACGCTTCCCAACTCTTTCCTCTCTGCTTTATACTCATTCATTCTTCTCCAAGATTTCAATGAGTTTATTCTTAAAGTTCTCACCATCATCGGTGAGGGTAATTAGTTTCTCGGTACGGAACATAGGATTCTCCTCTGTCTTGAGTAACCCATGTCCCTCTTTGCGGTGCCTCGACACCTCAGTAAATGCCATCACATTACGTGATGCACTCGACTGTTTAACTCCTGACTTCATAGCTACTTGCTTAATAGTCAAGGGCTTGTTCGGGTTCTGCATACATGGATACAAATACGATAACATCGTAGGTATCTGCATCTCAGGATCTAAATCCTGGAATGCCTTGAGTACTAACACTAACTTTTTTAATTCATCCATAGTGTTTTTTTTTAAGTGGGTATCCCTACCACTCACCTCAATTGAAGGGCTGTATAGTGCGACTAACCCTTGTCTTGATTAGACAGGTGGTGGAACATTAATGTTTGATTGAGTTACATAAATTTTAGTCCAGAATATCGCTGTATTTCTGCAAACCATTTGAGAAATAGTTCGTACCGTTTTATCCCAACCTTTCCACATACCCTTAAAAACAGAGGTGTGCGGATTGCCAGTTAGGGATTTCTTTTTCAGCACCATCCGATCCCATCTCCCATTAGAGGAAGAGGAGCTTATTTGACGGGACACTACCAACATTCTGTTGGTGCAACCTGATTTAGATTTATTGTGCGGTAGGTTATCACACGTTGCTTTTCCCAACGCTTCAGGCGGTGGGTGAAACATAATTGGATGTCTAAATAACATTTAGCCCTCCGTAATGTAAATAGCTAAATATGACTTGGCGCTTGCTTTTGGGATCGTTCAAGAAACAACCACCGTTAAATGACGAGTGTGATCCTTTGGGTAGAACCCAATAATTTTGAGATTTCCTAACATTTAATGTTTGCATAAACTCACCTTTCTTTTTAATTGTTAGACACGCACAAGTATAATCCACCTATGCAAGCAGTTATTGTACCATCACTATCCCTGTTCCAGAACCTAGTTCCATCACAGAATACCTCTACGTTCCTAGTAACAAACAGTTCCCAATTTAATACACGTAATAGCATAGCATCTCCATCACACCATCGTTCCCGATTCAACACAAAATACACTAGTGGTTACATTAGTCAAGCTCAATTTACTGAGACCTGACCAGACTCCACTAATACTGTATCATGCAAGCCCATGCTTGCCTGTCTGAGGTCACTAAGTTCATGCCCGATAAGCTGAACTTGTTCCATGTGACCCACGTTAGTATCTTCCACGATCTCTCCGACCTTGGATACAAACTGTACTAGGTTGTGCATAAATACTTGCACTACTTGTTGTCGATCTACGTCATCCAAGTTCCCTCTTTATGTTTAAGTTTTATCTTTTTCTCACACTCTTGACTGCATACCCATGCTAGTTCAGGTGAGAGGTTATACAAATCACTCACATCTATACCACCCCATGCTTCCCTAGAGAAAACCACATGGCATTGAGTACATATTGTACTAGTAGGATAAGACATCACCCTGCTTCCCTTTCTTTGTCTTGTTTGTTAGCACCCTCAGGATCTCTGAGGTGTAACCCCTGATCCCATTGATCAAGGGTATTGAGACACCCATTGAGTGCATCTCGTATTTGAGTGAGCATGAGTCTCACCACCTCACGTTCACTGAATGAATGAAGTGATGACGTACTCGTCTTCTTGCTCGACTGTTTCTGTGGTCTTGGTAATGACCCTGAATCTGCCATCATAATCTTTACTCACTAGCTTGAGGACTAAATTAATTAAATGGTCGTGGTGTAACTGTTCCACTGGCACCCACTGTTCACCTGACTCGGAGTAATACTCCACCCTCTTAAACTCTGTTACCATAGCTTTCTCCTTATTTTCTTCGGGTAAATGCCTACCCATCTTAGTTAATGATAGGCTCATACTGAGTACTCACCTAAGATTCCCATACCCATACCATCGAAGTAACTATCGATAGCCTTATACTTCATCCGATCCTCGGAGAATATCTTGTTCGCTACCATTGGTTCTAAGCCTGTGACATCACAGAACTTGTGCTCCTTGTTACCCCAATCGTAGCCTACGTACCTACAGTTCCTGAGGTTACCCTCTTCATCCGCACGAGTAACCCACTGACCAGGGATGTACTCAACGCAGCGATCCGCAGTGGCTTTGTTACCATTGCGAGTTACGATTTTACCAATGTATTGATGTGTGTGCATAAGTCTCCTTTCTACACATGTGGTTATTAACAGACCCAATAAGGGTGTAAAGCAGACACATGATCCCCATCATCGAAGTGATCTGGGTACTGTTCTGCTCTCTCGGTACACCATGTATCCCATAGGAACGCACATCCTCCTGCTCTCTTGCAGGTATCAAGGTAGTCTATTGCCTTTCTCCGCTTAGTCTCAGCGGATTGTCCTGCTGTTTGCCACCTCGTAGGTGTACCAATGGATGCGTCATCATCAGGGCAGTACTTCTTGATGTTGTGCACATCCATACATCCTGCCCTACCCATAGTCAACTGAACCATGAATCCTGCCTTTGGTAATCCAAGTCCAGGGACTTGTAACCAATGGAGAATCATGTCCAACTCTGACCCTCTCTTCTTACTCTTTACGATCTTCATCGTACCATCGTACAACTCTTGAAGGTGAGTAGTTACATACTCTGCCCCTCGTTTCTTGTTACCCCATTGGTACTCCTTGGCACCGAGCAAACCATTGG